CCGCCTTTCCTTAAACTTTACTGGAGTATGAAATGTTCTACGCAATCATTGGACGCATCCGATCTATCCTTCTTAGTATCTTTAGTAGACGAAAGTCTTCTACTGATACTTCAGAATGGGCAGAGTTGAATGCGCTCAGTTTTCGCGTAGACTGGTATGCACCTGCTGACATTAAATCTCAGCTTGATGCCCCCACTCGTACTTCAGTTTCGAATAAGGATTAGCGTGGAACCTTCTCTGACTTTGTCGTGAGACAAGTCACCTAGTAAAACTAGGATTTAAGTCCACCTTCCCACTTTCGAAATGGAGCGAATATGAAAAACCACGTTGAAGTCCTACAAGGCCCAGGACGGACGACTACTTTTGACCCGGCAACGGGTCAGCAGTTAAGTTCGACCGTCTCGCAGCTTACTAGGTTCATCGATGAGGTTGATCGTGTTCCCACTATAACGAAAGGCGACTTTCACAGTCCCAACGACTGGGAATTTCGGGTGACCAAACGCATTTATCCACGTGGAACCATAGAAGTTTATCGCCGCACAGAGCCGAAAGGCCGAATGCAGCTAAACGAATGGAACCTAGGAGGTGTGTTGGATCCGGTTGAAGTGATTCAACCGATGATTCCCGACAATGAAACCAAGCTTTATAATCGAGCTCTTTCGAGACTCAATGAAAAGGCAAGGGGATCGTTGGATTTGTCCGTTTCTGCATTAGAGTATCATCAGACACTCAAAATGCTCCGCGGTGCAGGTTCGATTAGATCTTATTTGGGGAATCTCATGACGACGCTGTCGCAGCGTGGCTTTTCTTCGCAGAAAGGCAACACGCTCAAACAGCTAGTCAAGGATGTCGGTGGCAATTGGCTCCAGTGGCACCTAGGTCTTGAACCTCTCTTGAAAGATTTCCATGATTCAATTCAGGAAATGCATACTGCGGTTGTACCGCTAGTATCGCGTATTTCAGGGAAGGCGAAGGACATCACTGGAACTAATCGTATTGTATCATCTAGCCCATATTACGACACATCGGTTGCAAAGGTATATGGTGTTCAAGGAGTTCATATTCACGTTCAGTTTAGGCCTACAGACGCGTTCGACGTATTACGTTGGACGAGTCTGAGTCCTCTGTCGTGGGCATGGGAAACCTTGACCCTAAGCTTTGTTATCGATTGGTTTTATAATGTGAGTGCGATGTTACGTGATACGGAGACGGCTCTTGCTTATAAGAACACGTTTGATAGTGGATATGTGACCTTTTTGAGGGCACATTCCGGGTCTATAGTTACTCGAGGGAAAAGAGATTACTCTCCTACCTTCGGGGAACGATTGGACTTCATATCAGACATGGAATTTAAGCACTTCCGTCGGGTAAAACTAGTGGCTTGGCCACTACCGCGTACACCAGCTTTTAGGACCGACCTCGGTTCCGAGAAGTTGTTAACCGCGGCAGCACTACTAGCCCAGCAATTTCGCAGGGTGTAGTGATTTCATGGTGTCTTCACCGGAAAGAGATTTAGATGCAAGCATCTAATATCGTACTTGCTGATGCGGCGGGTACCCCCGTCAATCATACTTTTGCCCCCAGCGGTAAGGACGCAAATGGAGTCTTTTGGTATGTCGATCGTTCGCAATCGAACGCTATCGGCTACTGGAAGATTTCCGTCGAGTTCAAGGAGCCTTCGCAAGCGCAAGCTGGCGTCAGCTCCAAAGAGCGTGCGTACCGGATCCGGATTGGTCTGCATGAGCCGGTGCTTGAGGTTTTGAGCAATTCGACGGTTTCGGGTATTACCCCGGCTCCGACTGTTGCCTATATCCCTCGGCATTTTGATGAATACATTATGTCTGAACGAAGTATTAAACTCGAACGTCAACATCTGCGTAAGATGAGTCAGAACCTTTTGGGTAATGCTCAGATTATCGCTTTGATTGAAGACCTCGACGCTATTTACTAAGTTCTTTTGTAAGGTATTATGCTCATGTTACTCCACACTGTTGACAGTGCGTTCCTTGAACTGGTTCGAGGAATTGGAGGTAGATTACAATCCTCTGGCTATCCTAATCAATTTTCTCAAATTGATCGTGCTCAACCCTTTAATAAGGTTGAGTTGGATAGTTCTGCGATGACTGCTACTGATTTTGCCGTTCGATACCTGGAACAGAAGCTCCTTTCTAAATGGAAGGGGTGGAAGAAACCCGGGGTCGATCCCAAAGCAGAAGCTATCATCCGTTGGAAAGCGGATGAGTTTTCGAACTATAGAACGAACGTTAGGCTCCGAGCCCTCAAAGACAACACCGGTTATCCCGGTGGTGACCTGGTAACCATCATTTCGATGGCCCAAGGTTACATCCAAGAGGTATTAGGGACCTTTCGCTATTCTAAAGTTCTTAAGCATTGCAGATGGGGCCCCGGTGCTACTTGGGATTACCCAAATGGCACGAGTCGGGGACAAAAGATTTCCGATCGAATGTCGACTACGATCGAAGCTCAGGAATTGATGAAGCTGTTGATTGAGAGTGATCCGAATTGGATCGAGGCTATCACTGGATTTTATCCTAGTGGGCCTGTCTCTCTGGTCAAAGGCTTTTTCAAGATAACTGGTGCTTCGCGTTTTACGACCGTGCCGAAAGACTGGGACGTCGACCGAGGAATTGACATGCAACCTACTGCGAATGGATATTTGCAGCAGGGAGTGGGTCAGTACCTTAGAAGACGTCTTTGTGACTTCGGTATTGATCTGAACTCGCAAGAGGAGAATCAGTTAGGTGCGTTTTACGCATTCTATTCTGAACTCGCTACCTTAGACCTTAAGGCAGCTTCGGATTCAGTTACGACAGAGCTCGTGTCCCTTCTACTACCAGTCGAATGGAGTGAGTACTTATTCCGGTTACGGACTAAGTACACCCAATTTGGACGTGACGGTGCCATGGTGAAAACTGAGAAGTTTTCTGCTATGGGTAACGCTTTCACGTTTGAATTGGAAACTCTAATCTTTTGGGCACTTGCGAAAGCTTGTGCATTGTTTGAAGGTGTCAAAGATGACAATATTTTAGTGTACGGCGACGATATAGTCTGTAATCGTAAGATTTATGACCGTCTCGTCTACGTGCTAAATTATTGTGGCTTCCGTGTAAACGAAACCAAGAGCTTCCGCTCTGGGGCGTTTTTCGAAAGTTGTGGTAAGCATTATCACTCTGGTGTTGATGTGACCCCTGTCTATCAGAAGAGCGTAGTTAACTCTCCTGAAGAATGCATTCGTTTCCATAACCGCCTTGTGCGGTGGAGCGAGCGCATACACGGCGATCCCTGGTATTTCGAAGAAGTACTTGTTGGCGTACAGGCGCTCTATTTTGACTTGTCAAATGAGCACTGTAAACAACGGGAGCTTCCTCGGGTACCAATCGGCGCAGTTAATGACGATGGGTTCTTATCTGATGAGTCATTTTTCAGGCGGGACATAAACAATGGTTTTTATACCTTTGTTTACAGGCCCCGTAGAAATTTGAATTATCGTCAGAATAACAGTTCCTATCTTCAACTTAAGCTCAACGCCCCAAGCCACCAAAACAGCGACCCGAAAGGGTACGTTGCCGAGGCGGCCGGGCGGGTAAGGTATAGGCTCTCAAGAGCTTACTTTTACTCGTAATCTAGGTACCCTATTCCGTGAGGAGTAGGGACCGGTGGATTCGGATAGAAATGTCCTTTCATCGGTTTCGATCAGGG